CGACGTAAATCTCGACGCAGAAACCATCCCCAGAGGATGCTACCTCCACGAAGGAAAGCAGCTCATGATCTCCGCTAGAGCAGCCAAGATCCCTTATGGCATCGCCACCCGCAGAGTCCCCTGCGCGAATTCGACCAGGATTGAAACCGTCGGCATCATCATCCGCGAAGAGCATCGACACCAATTCGAGGCCGCCCTGCACAGGAAACACGCAAAAAACGCCAAATATCCCGCAAGTCGCTGACTGCGCCCGTATCCAAAAGCTTGACCCTCATTTATTAAAATTTCCAGAGACCGCGTGAATAACCGTCCAGATCAATGCAAACAAAACCGACTAACCCGAAGGCAAAGCCAGCGAAGCCCAAGAAAATAAGCACCCAGCCGAAGCCCCTGAACGTCAGGCAAGAGCGGTTTTGCGAGTTCGTTGCAAGCGGAACGAGCGCCACCCAAGCATACATCCAAGCCGGTTACAAAGTAACGGTAAAAGTTGCAGGAACCGCCGGCCCACGTATGATGGAAAATGTTGGGGTAAAAGCCAGGATCGCCGAGTTACGCGCTCCTCAGACCAAAAAAGCCCTACTTTCCAAGGACCGAAAGAGGGAGATCATGAGAGACATCGCGGAGAGTCCGACTCAGAAGACGCAGGACCGACTCAGGGCAATCGAGATCGATGCCAAATTGGCTGGCGACTTCGCGCCTGAGCAACACGTCATCGAGGCCGGACCGAAGACGCTGGACGCGGTGCGAGAACGGGCAAAGCAGATTGGATCACCTCTTGGGCGTGCGATTAACTTGAGGTCATCTCCATAGTCTGCGCCCTCTGCGCCCGTTACGCTCTCCCCTGCCCCGCTTCATGCTCGCGGGATGGAACCTGATCCACTCGTCACTCAATTCCGGGCGACTCTCCAAGCTCTCAGCACGGCCCCAGACGAAGAAGTGCTTGCCGCGGCCATGCGGTCCCCCGCGATCCATTTCGCTCTTTTCTGTCGCATCAAGAACGACGACAACGAGGAGATCGAGCCGATGCCGAACGTGCTCCAGCTCCGCATGTGCGAAGCCTTCGAGACGGTGAAAGACCTAGGGATCCGCGTCCGCATTATCGTGACGAAGCCACGCCGCGCGGGGTGCTCTTCATTCGTCGAGCATATCGGATACCACAGTGCCATGAACTCGCCGATCAGCGGGATCACCATTTCCGACAACAAAGACCACTCCGCAGAGGCCATGCAGAAGCTTGGCAGCTACGCGGCGAGCGATTCCTACCCGTGGGGCGTGAGGATCATTGCCAACCCGGCCCACAGCATCGCATGGAGCAACGGCAGCACCTGGGTGGTAGACACGGCGGAAAACCCGGACGCCGGAGCCGGGGGCACCTACCAATTCGCGCATTGCTCGGAAACCTCGAAGTGGCCGCAGACCACGACCAAGAACGACGTTAAAACGATGACGTGCCTTGCGCCTGCTGTCTCAGGGATGAACACGGTGATGTTTTCCGAGTCCACTCCCGAAGGTGCGCGAGGATGGCAGTTCAAGACATGGGGAGAGGCCGTCACCCTCGACGAGTTCATCCGCATGTATGAGTCCGGGATCCGCCCGGAAGAAATCTGGATCAAGATTTTTGCAGCGTGGTTCGAGTTTGAATCCAACCGCCGGCGCGAACCTGTCTCAGAGCAGGAAATCGAACTCATCGAGAACACGCTCACAGACCACGAGATTTACGAGATCGAGAAATACAACCTCGATTGGGAGCAGGTGGCCTGGAGACGCGACACGATCAAGAGCAAGTGCGATGGAGATCCAAAGGTGTTCAGCTACTACTACCCGTCCGATGATGTCACCTGCTGGCTTGCATCGGGTGCTCCTCGCTTTGACATGCAAATTGTCTTGGAGATGGAAAAGCGGGCAAAGGAATCCACGCCGGAAACTGGCTGGCTGTTCTCGCAAGACGACAAGCGGGTTGTCTGGCAAGGCACGCGTGACGGCACCGGGGATATTCTCATCTGGGAGATGCCTTTGCCCGGGCTGAAATACATCGTGGTCTTGGATCCTGCCTCAAACGCATCGCAAACCATCGGCGCGGACACAGATTGCCACTCCCTGAGCGTGTGGCGAGATGGCTACCACGACACATTGACGGACCGATACAAGCCCGCAAAGCGAGTTGCGCGACTCAAGCCGCCATACCGCGGGGAAGGCTCGGACGTTGCAGGCCATGCGGCACGCCTGAGCAACTTCTACGGTCGGTGCATTGTCGCCATGGAGGTAAACATCGGACTTGGGATTCTAGAGCTTCTTCAAATCGCCAGCGTTCCGCTTTACAAGCGCAAACCGCTATCTCACCGCACAGGCAAGGTTGAGGAGCAATATGGGTTCAAGATGGGAACCAAAGAAGAACGGGAGGCGCTGGTTTCCGGACTGGCCACCGCGATTCAGGACCGGAACATCGATCCGAGCTGCCCGCACGCCTGCGCCGAATACAAATCGTTTATCCGCTGGCCCGATGGAAAGTCCGCAGCCGCCCAAGGAAGGCACGATGACGACGTTCTTGCCGACGCGATTGCATGGAAGGTGATGCCATCGGCCACGACCTACATCACCCACAAGGCCAAGCACTTCGACCCGCCGGACGCGAAGTCATGGAAAACGGTCATTTCAAAGTGGTGACCATGATCACTGGCTACTTGCCGAAGCCGCCGCCCACGAGTCCATCTCCCTGAGAGAATTGCTTGCGCGGTGGCGAGAAAAGCGGTAGGGGTTTCCCGCAATCCGCAAGCGGCACCCTTTTTAGACCTCGGCTGGTATTGGAGGGTGTCGCCCATTATTTTCCAGCGGTGACAAGCAAGCCCCCGACGGGGGGAGCGACCCACCGGTACCGAGACCAGAGCGGCGAGAGGTGCACCCTCGACCGTAGAATGACTAAAGCCGCATCGCACGTTGTCCGGCGTAAGAAGCCGATGCGTTGGAAAATTTGCCCGCTGTCAGCAATGGCAGCGGGCTTTTTCGTTTCCTGCGCCCGTTACCCGCCAGCGTAGCGCATGGCAGTCTGCGGCATGGCTTCCCGATTCCGCTCTTTGTATGATCCCGCAGCTCAAAACGCATTGGACCAAGTTCCTACCGCTCCTGAGCCATCCGTTGACATCGCCCGCGCTCAAACGCTGGCCCGTTCATCCTCAAACCCAGCCGCCCAACGTGCAGGACGGCAAATGCTCGATGAGGCAGCGCGACAACAAGAGCGATCCCGGGAAGCATCTCAGCGCGAGGCGGAGCGTCAGGCACGCAAGGCGGACTATGAGGCACGACGCGCCCAAAAAGAGCAGGAAAAGCAAGTCGCAGCCGATCAGGCACGCTCAGTGCGCGAAGCCGCTGCCGCCGGTGCCAAGATCGAAACCGACGTCGCCACAGGCAAGCGCGCCGTCGCCACGCATTCAGACGGTGCTGTGAAATTCGAGACTGGCCCTGTCGGTGAACCGTTCGTTCAACAGACAGCGGAAGCCGCCATGTCGAGTATCCCCGGCATGGGTGGATTCATGTCTCTCACCCGCCCCGCCAACCAGCAATCGCTCGGGCAGACGCAGGAGGTGGCACAGACCTACCGCGATGATCGAGGTGGACAGGTGACCGCCGCGCTTCCCACCAAAACCGACCCCAAGACCGGAGCCATCACCAGCACGGTGCAAGACCCTGTAACCGGACGCCCCACCGCTGTTACCCTCGGCACCGATCAGGCGATCCAGGCGAAAGCAGCCAAGGATGCGGAGCTTGAGCAACGTCGCCAAGAGATCGCCCTACGGAAGAACCGCGTCGATCAGGATAAAATGCGCTTCACTCCCCAATGGGAGCCAGTGAAACGGGAGTTTGATGAGGCTGGCGAAGCGCTGAACGCTTTCACCGATCCCGAGAAGATCAAGTTCATTCGCGACCCCAAGACGGGCAAGATGGCCAAGCGCGACCCGAACACCGGACTTCCCTCGCGGGAATACGTCGATCCGAACGAGTTGGCGAAGTGGACCCAAGACAAGACCGCTCTCGAAGCCCGTCACGAGCGCGCGAAAGCCGCTCACGACAAGCTCTCCCCGTTCGCGGAGAATCTGAACCGCAACGAGACGGAGATCGAGGAAGCCCGCTTGAAGTATGTGGAGGAGAAGATCCGGCACGACTCAGGCATCAAGGAAGACGCCCCGCTGTCATCCTTCACCACTGAAGGCAAAGCCAAAGCCTTGGAGGAACTCAGCACAGCGAAACCAACGACCGTCAAACTCAAGCAGCAGGACGGTAGCGAAGCTGATGTCCCCATGCTCCCGCTCAAGACCCAGGACGGGCAGAGCATCCACATCCCAATGGTGGATGAGGCCGGCAAGAAGCTGACCAAGGAACAAGCCCTCGACCAATACGACAAAAAGGGCACGCATGTAAAGCTGGAGACCGATCAGGACGACTCCGACACGGTTTCCCCGTTCACCCGCAAGCTCGTCAACATGGACATCGAGGCGGCACGGGTTCGAAGCGCGATGAGCACGGGAAAGGTTAACCCAGTGGCCGGAGAAAAGCGGTTTCAGCTGCTGGCAGAGCTGAAGAATCAGACCATCGAACAGGCCAAAGCAGAAGCCACCGCACGACTGGAAGCTCAAGGTCGCGAGATCGCAGCAAAGTTCATCGGCACCGGAGTCAAAAGCCAGCAACTCGCGGGGGCGAAGTCAGGGGGCTATGCCGAGTTCAAAAACGAACTCAACGAAATGGGCGCATGGATCACCGGAAATGAAAACATCCGGGAGAAGACCGCACAACGTTTCAGGCTTTCCGGCCACAACTTGGATCGCGCCATTACCATGGCAGAAGGCGACACCAAAAAGAGCCTCACGGCCATGAAGGAGCAGTTCGACAAGGCAGGAATAAATCCCGAGGAACGTGCCCGCATCATCAAGGATGCCGCGATGGCGCAGGCATGGACTGAAAAAGACGCCGACAACTTGCGCCAACTCTCCACGGGGGATTTGGTAATCAATCCAGGCCGCGTATTCGGTCAGAAGGATGCGCTCATTGCTGAAATCAACGCCAGCGACACGAATCCGGCAGCCAAAAAGGACGCCATTGCCCGACTCGATGCGATGCGCAAGGCCATGGCTGAAACCCTCGAAAATGACACCTACTATGCCGACAGCGGATTTGCGGAGTTCGTCCAAGCCAAAGCGGAAAAGGGAGAGAGTGACAAAGTGGCGATGCTTGACGAGTGGATGGCCCAGCAAAAGAACCGCAACGGAATTTTCAAAGCGGTGGATGCGGTCAAGGTCGGCTTACAGACTGGCACTATCGGCATCGCCAAGACGGCCGTCGGTGGAGCGGCAGGAATCAGTGCCCTTGTCGGCGCGGACGGAATGGCGGGAAGCCTGGGTGAAAACGCGCAATTTCTCGGTGAAGCATCCAACCAGATTGGAGCCGCAGGTAAGACCCGCGGACTCACGGGAGGTTACGGCATCACCACCGACCTTACCAATACCGTCACCCAGATGGCCCCGATGCTGGTTGGAGGATGGGCGGCAGGCGGACTCAAAGGGGCGTCCCAAGTTGCCACAAGAGGAGCGTCGGTCTATGGTTGGGCGGCAGCACAAGGCTACGAGTCCAAGCTATCCGATGCTCTGGACATGGCTGCCGCCAAGAAAGGCAGCGCATTGACCAGCGACGAGATCGCCGGGGTGCTGGGTCAGACCGATACTCAGGTGGCCGGATTCCTCAACGCCGCGCAAACCGTGATCCTCGCCGCCGCATTCCCGAAAGGCGCGGAAGCCGGCGCACTGGGCAAGGTCTCCGCCAGCATGACGGTTTCCGACTTCCTCCGCCGCGGTGGGATGCGAGCTGTCAAGGATGGCACGCTCCGGCAGGAAATCAAAACCATCGGCAAGAACATCTTCGCGGACGGCAAGGACGAAGCCCTCGAAGAATTCTCCAACCAAGTGCTCGACGGGATGATTTCCGTCGCCGCGCTCGACAAGGAATTGCAGCTCGGGACATTGCTGGAGGACTCATTCAAAGCCCTCGCCCTTGGCGGTGGAGTCGGCGGTGTCATGCCGCAGGTTTACGCCGGACAGACCAAGCAACAGCAACACGAGCAACTGGCGGCCACCCTGCAAAACCAGATGCTCGGCCAGCCTGACCGCTCCATGGTCTCCACGGCGCTTGCCACCCTCGACCCGCAGACCAAGGCCCCGACCGAGGCGGAGATCAAGCAGGCCCGCCAGATAGTGCAGCCGTCCGTGGCAGCCTTGAAGGAAATCGAAGAGCGCCGCGCAGCCTATAAAGCCGCCATCAAGGCCAAAGACTACAAGGGAGCCGCTGCCATCGATCAGGAGATCAACGACAAGTTCACCCAGGCGCAAACCGACGCCGCTCTCGCCGCTGCCGACGCAGTGCTTCTCACCCGCGAACTGGCAGGCATCGAAGAGCAGGCGAAAGAGGCAGTCGGCCAAGCAAACGCGGCCCTTTACCAAGCCAAAGCCACGGGAGACAAGCAGGGCATCGCCGCCGCCGAGGCGAATCTGGAGCAGGTCACCAAGGACGCGCCAAACGTCCCGCTCGCCCGTGCCGCCGTGAAGCTAGCCACCGGGCAGGACATCAGTGCTCTCACCGATTCCGAGCTTCGCGCCGTGGGCTACAAACCCGGTGAAAGCGGGGCACCCGTGCAGATGACGACCAGCGAACTGAAAGCTCAAGGACTCGCCAAGCCACTAGTCCGCATGGATACCGCCGATGGATCAGCCGTCATTCTCGATGAAGCCATCGATCAAGTCATTCAAACCTCTACACTCGCGGCGCTCCGCATCCAACTTGGCGAGCAAGCCGCCATGGAAGCCGCGCAAGCCCGCTACGACTCCGCTCAACAAGCCACAACCCCACCCACCAATGAGCAAGACCCGCAAGGAACACCCGGACAAGAAGTCACTCCCGAGAATCCACAACCCGCACCCGCCGACGCGAACGCACCTCTTCCCGCAGGAGGAAATGGAACCCCAGCGCCAGTATCAGGAGGAACCGGAGCCACGTCGGCGCAAGCGTCGGTAAACCTGGCCGAGATGGAGGCTGGCAAGTATGAAGCCGCCCGATCGATCAATCCGAACATGCCGGATGCCGCTTCTACGGTGAAAGTTGCGATTAATCGCAACCAGCCGGTTTCCGTCTCCATGGCCAAGGCTGCTGGAGTCAATCCCGAGGGATACACCCGCCAAGGCGCTTTGATGGTGCCGAGCGTTCGCGATGCGACTTCAACCCAAAATCAGGGTGATGCGATGCGAAATCCGAACGATTCCGACTCTCGCGATGCGACTTCGGGAGAAAAAGACGTTAGAGTAATGCGAAATCCTGAGAAATCAGGATCTCGTGATGCGTTACCCGCTCAACCAGAACCTCAGTCAGCCGCGCAATCCGCCATTGATCGTGCAAAAGCCCGCTTCCCCGGCCTGACTGGCGGATTCCAGATCGTCGAGGGCGGAGATGGCACCACCGGGGGCGCTCAAGCATCGGGCGCAACCATTACCATCCTCACCGGAGACTTGGAGCGTGAATTGTCCGGCTATGCCCCGGAAAAGCAGGATTCCCGAGTCGATGCCGTCATTGACGAGGAGGTTATCCACCTGGCGCAATTCGAAGCAGCCCGCAGGTCCGGAGAATCCGTAGAGGACTTCTATGGCGCTCTCTGGGGTGAGTTCACGCCCGCGCAACGAAAAGCAGCGGCAAGCACCTACCAAGCGACGTTCGACAAGCAGGAGGATTGGCAAAAAGCAGCGGAAACCGTGCGCATTCTCATCCAGCAACGGGCAGATGGTCGAGTCACTGAGTTGACCAAGGCCTTCAACAAGAACATTCCCGCCCGCTTGGTCGAGATCCTGAAGGCTGCTGTTGAGTTCCTAAAATCCAGCATCGAAAACGGCGAGATTTCCCAGCGCGTGCAAGATGCCATCACCGGGATTGAAGCCATCCTTGCCGAGTATTCCACGGACAAAACAACGGACAAGAAGCAGGCTGCGACGCCCGTAAATCAGGCAACTGCGAGGGAAACTCAGGACAAAACAACGGACACAGCAACAACCGAGGAATCCTTTGCAGTTGACCCAGCCCAAGACCTCCGCGATGCCACCGAGACCATTCGTCAGGCCGTTGTCGCCGCGCTCGCCAGCAATCCCGCGCTCGAAGGCACCGATCTAGGCTTTGACTTGGAAGACATCGCCTTCGACATGGCCGAGGCACTCGCCACCGTGCCGGCCGACCAACGGAAAGGCATGGTTGATGCCGCGATTGCAGCATGGCTCGAAGACAACATCGCCGAGAAACCAGCCAAGGCCACCGGGACCGCCGACCAGAAAGCCCGCCGCAAGGCATGGAGGCAGGCAGCACAGGAAAAACTCAACGCCGCCGCCCGCGCCATCCTCAACAGTGGTGTTCACGAAGCATTCTCCGCAGTCTTCGACAAGGGACGCATCACGCCAATGCCGAACATCCTCGGACTCATTCGCAAGCGGAGAGCGGACGGCAAGACGCTCACTCAGAGGGAAATCGACATCTGGCAGAATGAATCCGAGTGGAATGGGGCGCTGAAGAAGTCGAACTACACCGGAGGCGGGCAGAATCCCCTCGCACGGGCGATGATCGACCTCATCATGGCCCGCCAGGGTGAAGGGCAATCCCCCAACACCATGGCCGATGCCTTGAAGCGTGTCGGCACCGGGAAACTAAAAGACATGGATTCGGCTTCCGACATGTGGGAACAACTCGCCAAGGAGCTTCGCGCCGTCACCAGTGGCAAAAGCGAGGACAAGGCGGGGTATAATCCGATGGATGACCCGAACTACGAACCCACCGACGCCGAGATTGCCGAGTGGGAGGCCAAGCAAGCCGCCACGGCGCAAGATCAGGATCAGCAGCCATACGTGACTCTTGGAGACGCCTACGGCTACGCCATCGAAGCTTTCGGGCCGGATGCGCCAATCACGCAGAAGATCGGCACTATCTCAGAACATGCCGACCGATTCTATCGTGACGACATGCCGTCAGTGCGAGCCGTGATTTCCGCCGAGTTTGCCCGCCATGCGAACGGCCAAGCGATTGTTGAAGCACCCAAGCCCGAGTTTGAAGGACCAGCAGCAGCGTTTTATCGATTCTTCATCACCACCCCTGCGGAAAAAATGCGCGAAATGCTGGCATCATTGCCCGTGGCGGACGTTGACAGTGCTTTGTTTTCCTCTCCCTCACCCGGAAATATCCGGCTCGATCTAATTTCCTCCTTTTCAAAGCCACCCGCCAGCTATACCTATGAAACATCCAATGAACGCCGTGAAAGCATCCTCAGTATCGCCCGCAAGCATGGACTCCGACTCGTCAATCCGGCAGATCAGGGTACCGCAATCCGGCGGTTTCAAGAAGTTTATGGAGTCACGGTCACCTTCTATGAAGGAGGCTCCCCCAAGAACACGGGATTTGTTTCCGGCAACAACATCTTCGTCAACTCCGAGCGGAACGACATCCCGACTTCGTGGACGCTGACGCATGAGCTGATCCACGTCGGACAGAAAGACCTTACAGCAGGAACACCGGAAATCAGTGGATTGATCGGTTCGCTTCTGAGTGACACGGAACTCAAAGCAGTTGAGGACAGGCTTCTTTCCGAAGGGTACAAACGGCATGAACTTGCCACCGAGATTCCGGCATTCCTAATTGCCGACGCCGTTACCGATGGGGAGGTATTTGGATTTGATAGTTTCGCTAGAGGAGCGGAGCTGAAAGCATCGCTGGTCGATTGGTTCGACAGCCTGCAATCCTTGAACCCTGAATTGCTGAAAACCGCGACGGATGACGAGCTTACGCGACTTAACTCATCCCCCACCCAGCCCGGCTTCTCCTTCGACCAGACCACCGACGCGGGAGACGCGAGCCAGAAGGGGTTCAACTTCGGCACCCTCCCCCCCGGTCCAAACGCCAAGTTTGTCGAGAACACCCAGAAAGCCTACGACCACGCGACCACCGACAAGGCCCGCGAGAACATCGCCAAGGACAGCGCAGCCCGCGAGGGCATGAAGAACCGCGGGAAAGTGCAAAACGTGCCGCAGGGCATGATGGACTTCGGCATGAGCGGGAGCTTTGGGACGAAGGATCAGCCTTCGCTCTTCGACGCTGGCCCGAACGGCCGCCCGAGCATCCAGACCACGGACGGCGGCACTCTCGAAGCGCCAGGCCAAATCTCGCTTTTCTCGTCGCCTGCATGGCACGGCACGCCGCACAAGGTGGACAAGTTCAGATTGGCCAAAATCGGCACCGGGGAAGGGGCGCTGGCGTTTGGCTGGGGGCTGTATTTTGCCGGACTAAAAAAAGTCGCTGAAGATTATCAGAAGAAATTGGCGGATGGGTCACTTCTCACTAGAGACGGTCAAATCTTTGATGATCGTAAAGAGTTAAAGAACATGAATGTTCGCTCTGTTTTAAATCGGAATGACGGCGACATTGATGCTGCTATTGCTAGAGCAAAACAAGTGATTGAGTCGATTCCTGAAACTCAGGGTGCTGAGTATGCGGCTAACGATATTCAAAGACTTGAAAGGTTGAAGGAAGAGGGCGGTCTTAGAAAATCTACAGGCTACCTCTACACCGTCACGCTCGACGTAAACGACGAGGATCTGCTGGACTGGGACAAGCCGCTGAGTGAGCAGAGCGAGAAGGTTCAAGCCGCAATAAAATCACAAATGCCACAGCGTTCATGGGAAATCATGAAAAGCCGCAGCGGGCAGGAGTATTACGAACGTTATTGGAATGCAAAATCTGCCGCAATGGAGGGCGATATTCGATCAGCTTCACTTGCGATCAATAGCCTCGGCATCCCCGGCATCCGCTACCTCGACGGCAATTCCCGCGCGGACGGGCAAGGCTCCTACAACTACGTCATTTTCGATGAATCCCTGATCAAGATCACGGAAGAAAACGGGAAACCCGTGGAGACTGCCGCGCTCTTCTCCAGCCCTTCCAACCAGCGCTCGCTCGACTTCGGCTTCTCCGGATCACTCGGCACCCGCGATCAAGAAGGATTCGACTTCAGCGCCAAACCAGTCACCGGACCCGCCAAGATGCCGCGGAGGCTGCCCGACACCGCTTTCACCCGAACCATTGACCGCATGGGCCCCGACCGCGGAGAACTCCGCAAGTTCGACAAGGAAGCCTACGAGGCCAAATACGACCGGATCAGCAAAGAAGAGCAGGCCAAGGATGCGGCCAATGACGCCAAGATCGACGCATGGCTTGCCACCATCCCCGAGAACAAGCCGATCAGCTTCGAGGTGGGGAATCCCGCTGAAGACTTCTCCGGATTCAACGTGGTGACCAAGAACGCCTCAGATCCTGCCCGCCCATGGCGTGCGACCTGGTGGAGACGCTATCCGCGCCCCGAGTGGACCGATGCGCAGGAAGAGGAATACGAAGCCCTTTTCAAGAAAACCCGCACTGGCATGATGGGCGTTTCCGATGAGGAATACCGCGCCGTTCACGCCCGCTTGAACGAGCTGGCCGACATCCAACGGCTGCCCGGTAAGACCCGGATGATTCCCACCGGCCACCAGGAATTCAAAACGCGCCGCGAGGCATTGGATGACGCAGTGAGCATGACCGAGGGCAATCCGGAGCCGATCATCGGAGCGCTGTTCTCCTCACCCACACGAGGCCAAGGCAGCTTCGACTTCGGCACCACGGGCAGCTTCAACACCCGCAACCAGCCAGGGTTTGATTTCGGAACACCGCAGCAACCGACTCCACAGGATACTGCAAAACCCGCAGAATCGCCACAAGCGGAGACTCCCAGCCAATCCACACGCCCACGCTCCGCAGTCCAAAACCTCTGGGATTGGGCTTCCGACGCATCCGCCAGCATCGACCCACGCGCCCCGCAGGGCAATTTGTTCGACACGACACCGAAAACAACCGATACTCAATCAAATGACATTCCTAGCAGCACCAATCTGGAACCAGATCGCCAGAAGTCAAACACTGGAAACGGAGGCCGCCAAGGTGGCGTTTCAACTCGACGGGGATCAACTCGCCAAGCAGGACGATCTTTGGATGAAGGCGGAAGCCGCAGCGGGGACGCCGGACAAGGTGGCGCGATGCCTGCCGGTGTGCCTTCCGCTACTGACGGAATCACTGGCGATCCAAGCGTATCTCCAACAGAACCCGCAGCTCAAGGGGGCGATTCCCGAGATTCTGGACGCAGCGGACGCCGTGGACCTGATGACGGCGGACTATCACCTCAACGCCCAGGAGCAAACGAGCCTCGAATCAATCTTGTCCTCACCCCGGAAAGCACTGGCCCGCTGGCTCCAAGTAGCCCACGGAGCGCGCAGGGCAGCGTAACGGGTGAATGGAAATCTCCGCTCACTCCCGAGCAGCAGGGCGATGTCGAGTTCATCGATGCGCGTCTCAATCAGAACGGGCACCCGGGCGTTCTTCTCACAAATGGCACCGGCACCGGCAAAACGTTCTCAGGCCTTGGGGCGATCAAACAGGCGCTCGACCGTGGAGCGATGCACATCCTCGTTGTGGCACCATCCGACAAGGTGGGAAGCGATTGGAAGAACACCGCGCAAGAGTTTTTCAACATCCAAGACGCCGCGCAGTTGGTCGATACCAAGGATAACGGCGGCACCAACCGGCTGGTGATGACCACCTACGCGAACCTGGGGCAAAACGCCAATCTAGTGAATCGCCCGTGGGATCTGATCGTGGCCGATGAGGCGCACTACCTGAGCCAGAATAAAGAGGGAAAGGACACCAACGCCCTCGACACCTTGCGAGCGCTCACATTCCACAAAAACGGGATCTTCCGCCGAGCTGAGATGCTGGAGCCGGAAGCCGCTGAGATCTCGAAGCAAATCCGGAAACTGCCATTCCGCGAGAGAATGAGCCCTATCCGCACCGCGCAGATGGAGCAGGCCGACCGGGCACTGTCCGCCGCCCGCGAGCGGATCAAGTCGCAGATGCCAGCCAGAGAAGCCCGCCCAAAAGCCATCCTGCTATCCGCCACTCCGTTCGCCTGGCATTTCTCGCTTGATTACGCCGAGGGATACCTGTTCGACCACGGTCCGGAGCCAACCAGTCGAGCCTACAACACTCCATCCGCCCGAGATCGCTTCTATATTGAAAACTTCGGCTACCGGATGCGGACTGGCAAGCTCACCCAACCGGATGCCGCCGCCGCGACCGCCACGGGCATTCTAGAGCGTCGGTTTGCCGAGAAGCTCATGAAGGAAAAGGCCATGTCTGGCCGTGCGCTTCAGGTCGAGCAGGATTACAGCCGTCAATTCATCCTCAGTGAGACGAAGCTTGGCGAGCAGATCGACGCCATCATCAAGGCCATCCGCGAGAATCCACGCTTCACCGTGCTATCCGATTACATCGGCCTGGGTGACTACCTCGCCCGCCGCTACCTGCTCGAAGGCATGAAAGCCCGGGAATCAGTGGACCGGATCCGCAAGCACCTCGCCATGGGCCGCAAGGTCGTCGTGTTCCACGATTACAAAAAAGGCGGGGCCGTGAATCCACTTCGGGCAGTCTTCCACAAGGGAGACGTCATTGAGCAGCGGAATCAAGAAACCGGCGAGATGGAGACGATCAACCTGCCGATGCGATTAGCAGAACTGAAACGGGCAATCCCAGGGTATGCCGCCACCGAGCGCGAGCTGGACGGACTGCTCTCCCCGATTGACCGGATTGAACGCGAATTCCCGCAAGCCCGCATCTTCAACGGTAGCGTGCCGAAAGGACAGCGCCGCGCCATCGTGGATGAGTTCAACCGCAGCGGAAGTTCGGTGAACGTCATCCTTGTGCAGCGAGCCAGCGGCAAGGAAGGAATCAGCCTGCATGATCGAGACGCCAAGCATCAGCGCGTGTTCATCGATATTGGACTGGCAAACCGTCCAACCGACGCCATCCAGGGCGAAGGCCGCATCTACCGCCACGGCGTGCGCAGCAATGCGATTGTCGAATACCTCAGCACCGGGACCGACTTCGAGCGGCAGACGTTTGCGGAAACCATCGCCAAGCGCTCCAGCACGGCGGAAAACCTCGCCATGGGTGAACGCGCCCGCTCACTCCTGCAATCGTTCGCCAATGGCTATAACGAAGCGGAGGCCATCGATCCGAACGACAACCAAGGCACCGGAGGGAAAGAGATGGACCGCCAGATTGAGGAAGGCAGTTCCTACAAGACTGCCGTCGCGCTCTTCTACACGAACCAGAAGAAAACCAGCCGCAACAAGAGCAGCGAGGGCTCCGACTACTTCGCCACACCGGAGCCGCTTGGCTTCAAAATGGTGGAATGGGCGGACATCCAGCCCGGCGAGAAGGTTCTTGAGCCATCCGCTGGCCACGGTGCGATTGCCCGCTTCTTCCCAGACAGCACGAACCGCCACGGCATCGAGCCATCCAGCGAGCTCGCCAGCCGTCTTGCCTTGAACGCAACGGACATCACGATTCACCGCCAGCGGTTTGAAGACTACAACGTGATGAACAAGTTCAACGCGGTGGTCATGAATCCGCCGTTTGGCACCGCGGGCAAGACCGCGATGGATCACCTCATCAAAGCCTTGGGTCATCTCCGCAACGGAGGCCGGGTTGTCGCGCTCATCCCCGAGGGATCATCAATGGAGAAGCGGTTCGACAAGTGGTATGAATCCGACGAGGCCAAGAACTACTATGTCCGCGCCGAAATCAAACTGCCGACCAGCACCTTCGAGCGTGCTGGAACTGGGGTAAGCACCCGCGTTGTCATCATCGACAAGATGGTCGCGCGGAAGGGTGACGAGCAAAAAAACCTTGAAAACACCCGCATCGACCTCACTCGTCACGAGACGCTGCAGGAGTTCATCAATGAATTGGAATTCATCACCGTTCCACCGCGCCCCGAGGTTGCGCCAGTCGCAGCCGAGGAAGCCGAAGCCGAGCAAGCCGCAAACCTCGTCACCGGAGGCCGCGATTTCATTCTTCCTTCCACCATCCCGCAACCAGAGGCGGAAACCACATTTTCGACGGCGGAATTCAACCACAGCAAGACCGGAGCACCGCTCTTCGTGGCCAAGATCGAGCGCAGGCTGTCAAAAGACGAATACGCCCGCGTTGCGGCATCGGCCAAGGCATTCGGTGGCTACTATTCGAGCTACAACAAGGAAGGCGCGATTCCAGGCTTCCACTTCAAGAGCGCAGAGGCCCGCGACGTTTTTATCGGTGGTGCGTCCGGTGAGTCGCCGCTCGGATCGTCACCCACCGCGCTGTTCAGCTCGCCAACGCCAGTAACCAGCGAACAGCTTGGCACAGTGCTTCTTGACAAGATTGGCGAGGAGGCGTTACGTGTGGAGCAACCCAAGGCGAAATATGAAGACAAGCGCCAGCAACTATTCGACTTCGCGCAAAGCATCATCGAAGGAGATCCGGAATCGGGACAAGATACTGGAAACGATGCCGCCAGTGGAGACGTGGCTGGTGAACGGATGCTACTCGGACGACTCGGAGACGCTTCCATCATCCGCCAAAGACTCGCCAGAGACATCCAGACGGATCTACAGGTAAGGTTCATCGGAGATACTATCGGGTCGCCAGAAGATCTTGCCGTAAAGGCGCAAGCGTTGCGCAATCCACGTTTCGAGACGTTCTATGTGCTCGCAGCCAAACACCGGACGGCCCGCGCCAAGAATGGAGCGGGATACCAGATCCTTGATGCCATGGCCATCACATCCCGAGTTCCAACATCCGCCGCTGTTTTTGTTGATGGGAAAAACATGGAAGACGGAATGAAGGATCACCTAGATTTTCTTCAAAGGGTCAATGCCACCCACTATTTCCTGCTCCACAACCACCCGAGCGGCGATCCAAGCCCGTCATCAGCAGATTTGCGAATGACCATGCTACACGCAAAGGAAATGGAAAAACAAGGTATCAAGCTGGTTGATCATATTGTCATCAACCATGAACCGTTTGCCTCCATCGACGCTTACGGGGTGATCAATTCCAACAGCATCCCTGCATCATCCCTGCGTGAAGTCGGCACCGAATACGATCCGTATCGGTGGCCGAGCAAATTCATCGATGGAGTTAAAGACATCGGCATGGATGGAAACTCCCCCGACCAGATTGCCAGCATCGCCCGAGACATCGAGGCGGACCGCGCCAACCCGGATCATGTTCTTGGATTCATCGTCAACGCCAGAGGGCGGATTGTCGCTACTTTCACCGGCACGCAAGACCAGGTGTTCACCATCGGAAAAGATGCTCTGGTGGATTACACCCGAGATCAGGGAGGAGCGCGGTTGATGCTCCATGCCAAAGCCGCAGACAGGCTTGCTGCCGAAAGGATGATCAACAGCTTCCATGGGCTGAATGTGCGGAACCTTCTCACGGACATTGTGGTGGACTTCAAGACTGCAAGTGGCCAAACACATTACATCTCGGGAGTGGAATCCGGTTTATTTGTTCCACCTCCCCAATTCTACGGAGAAGAAAACAAATCAGCAGGAATGCGCGTGCAAGAGGGAAACCAACCCGACCTCTTCGCCGCCGCAACCGCGCCAGACGCCACACAGCGACTCGGCACCGTCAAAGTCGGCACCAAGAACGCGCTCGGGGCTTACCGTGCGCTCACAGCCAAGCGAGACGCCGGGAAGGCACTCACGGGCGAGGAAGAGCAAACGCTCCTGGATGCCGAGCAGGCCCTTGGGCAGAAGCTGGCATTTGATATGGACGCGCTGAGAAGCACAGCACCCGTAACGGAGACACCTGCCCCCACCGCGCCCGCCGCAGTCTTCGGCCAGAACCGTCAAGCAGGCCAAGACGAGATGTCCCGCGCCGGGGAGATCGACAGGAGCGGGCAGATCAGCCTGCTTTCAAGCCCTACGCCCGCGCAAGATGCCGACTACCTCGCCGCTGTGGAGTCCGGCGACATGGAGACGGCGCAGCGGATGGTGGATGAGGCTGCGAAGAAGGCGGGGTATAACATGAGCCACCGCCAAAGGTCTCCTGACGTGAAAAAGACTGGGGACGTTCTGTTGTTTGTGGACGACACCACATCCAACACTTCCTATGGATCACACGACTTTGTTGTTAAGGGTCTCTCGGAAATCCCTGATTATGTAAAAACTTTTGCGTTTGATTATTACGGGGACGAAGGACAAACCGAACCGGAGGACATCCTAGAAAGCGCACAAGCGTGGGATGATAGACAATTTGTTTCCGATTTATGGCAAAAGTATGGCGATACGTTCCTTGACGAAGGAATCGTTGGGTTCAAAACCCCGGATGGTGCGGTGGTATTCGACCGCGCTACTGCGCTTGCAAATGGTCAAATCAAGTCCGCCGATCCCGTCACCCGTGACGCGGACGGAAACGTGATCCCGCTTTCCCAGCGGTTCAACCCGGCCAAGGATTCCATTCTCTTCTCCTCCCCCACCCCGGAAACCATCGACTGGAAGAAATTCCCGCCCGTCTTCAAGCTGGTCTATGCAGCCATCCTCGAAGGGCAATCCGTTGCACAAATCGCCAAAAAGCTCCGCATCACCGAGAAGGCTGTCACCAATATCTCGACTCAGCTTAGCACCCGCGTGCAGGCGCTCGATGAAGCGGCAGACGGCAAGCTGGTTCCAAAGATGAACGACGGACTACTTGAGCGCGGACGCCCCGAGCGGGCCATGTCCGTCAGCTCGCCAGAAGTCGCCCGGATTCTGCAGATTCGCCAAGACAATGGAGATCCGGAGGTGATTGCCAACGCAGAAACCTACGCCAACGCCAAGCGGATGATCGCCGCCGACTATCAGGGGACCATCGAGCGCATTACCAACCGCCGCGCCAATGGTGAAGACCTCACCTTGGACGAAGTGGCTGCCGCACAAATGATCTTGCTCGGCAAGGTCGGCAAAAAGCGGTCGCAGATGACCCCAGAAGAAAAGGTGCAGCTTGGATGGCTCGCAATGGACTGGGTGGAACAAGGCACCGAGGATGCTCGTCGCCTTCAGATCCGCCGCGACGTGACCCACAGCCCCGCCGAACGTGCAGCCCTCTACTTTGCCAAGGAACTCTACACCCCGCAGGACAAAGCCACCGTGGAAGCGCTGAAAAAGGCGAAAGGTCGCAAAGCCAAGGAGGAGGTGATGAAACGGTTCATGGAGCGCTCCGAGGGATTGAAAAGCCGACTCAAGGAGCGCGGAATCGACCTCGAAGCCTCTCTCGAAGAGTTCCGCCGGCAGCAGGATGAAAAGCAGGCCATGGAGGAATCCGTGAAGCAGGCGCATGATCGCCTCACGAACGGGTATCAAGACGAAGTGAGCAGCCTGCAAGACCAGCTTGCTAAGGCAAACGAGGCGACCGCCGCCGCGCAAGCCATGGGGCTTGCCAGTAAAGAACAGATTGCCAAAATGGAGGCCGACGCCGCAGCAATGGCGGAGAAGCTGAAAAAGGCCCGCGCCGACCTCAGCAAGGCCCGCATGTTGGAACCTGGACTTGTCCTGAGAACCGCACTCCTCAACCTCACCGACGCCCAAAAGGCAGCAATGGAAACCCTCCTGAACGGTGGCACCATTGAAAACGCCTTGGCTGTCGGAGGCATGACACAGGAGGCCCTCAAGAAACTTTACATCAACTTTGGCAACGTCTTGAAAAAAGCCCGCCTTGAAGCGCAGGCATTGGCCAAGCAACGGATGCTGGAAATGCCGCCCGTGCTCATGTCATCCTCCATGGAGTCTGACGAACTCCGCATGGTGGGATACGTGCCATGGGGTGAGTTGGAAGAGCGCAAAGCCCCGATCACGCCCGAGCAGGTGAAGGTCAAACCAAAGAAGCAGCCCAAGGCAAAGCCAGCGGAACCCGTTACCCTCACGCCCGAGCAGCAAGAGGCCATCGACGCCGCGTTCGAGCGATTCAAAAACGCGGATCCTGCCACCTGGACCACGTTGTTCGAAACGGAATCCAAGACGCTTGCACCGCTCATCGGGCAAGTCGGTTTCGAGGAGTTCAAGGGACGCCTCTTGCAACCGTGGAAAGACCGCTGGCAAACAGAAATGGACGGTATTGCCAATCCCGCCGCGCGAATCACCTTCGAGGAGTGGATTGCCAAGCCATCGACCAAGGAGACGGCTAATCGCGAGCGCGATTTGTTCCCGCAGCCGATCAACGAAACGACCGGAACCTTTGACACCACCGCGCCAAACCGCGAAGGCAGCCTATTCCCCGCTCCGATCAACGAGACCACTGGAACATGGAACGACACCCGGCCTTACACCTCGCAGGGTGAACTCATCCGCGAGGAAATCAGCACGACTACCGGACTACTGGATTTCAATGATCCGCTTTCCGTCCGTAACGCACTCCGCGAGATTTCCACCGGCCGCAGTTCCACCATGGACAGGATCATGGAATTCTGGCGTGCATCCATCCTTTCCGGGCCGCAAACCGCCATCGTCAACACGATGTCCAACTTTGCCTTTGGAGGATTCAACATGGGTCCGCGTCGGGTGGTAGAAGCCGGAGTAAACTCGATGCTCAACTTGGCCGGCATCAAGTCAAACGAATCGGCAGATTTTGGCGAGTTGGTCGTCATGGCCAAACACTTGAGGGGAGCCGCCAAGCTTGCCGGGTTAAAAATGTTGCAATCATGGCGTGAGGAATCCGCCAACTTCAAAGCCTATGCCTTGGCCTCCGAGAACCAACTGAACTTTGGCGGCAAGGATTGGGAATCGTTTGAACCCGCGCTTCCTGGCAAACTGGGAACTTTCATGCGGGCAATCAGTTTCCGCCACATGCAGGCTGCCGACGAGTTCATGAAGTTCTTCTTCGGTCAGGTAGAAGCTGCAGCGCAGGCACACCGCATCGCCAAATCAGAGGGACTTAAGGGCAAGGACTATCAAGCCCGCCTTGACGACCTCATTGAGCGCAAGGGATCGGAAGCATGGCAGAAAACCTTCGACATCATGCAGCGAAACACATTCCAAGAGGAAATGGTCCCGCTAGGCGAAAACACCGCCGCCATCCGCATCTTTGACACCATCGCCATGAAAGCAAAAAGCGCCCGCCGGATGCCATACATCGGTAGGCCTATCACCTTCTTCCTGCCCTTCATCAACACCCCGACCAATATCGCCAAACAAGCGGTGGAAATGTCGCCGCTTGGCGGGATGCTGGCTCTCATCGACGGATCGCGCGCCCTCAAACGCCGACTCTCTGCGGGAAAGCTCAATGCCGACGGTATGCGGATTTCCAAGGAGGAAGCAAAAATGATGGCCGATGAACTCTACGACAAAGAGCGGTTCGTCAAAGACATGACCAACCAGGTAATCGCGTGGGGACTCTACTTTGCCATCTCGGCAATGGTAGATGGTGACGATGACGACGAGCTACCACTGATCACCGGAACGATGGCCTACACCATCACCAAGCGTGGCGAGCGCGACGTTGCAGAGCGGGTCATGCCGCCTCAAAGTATTCGAATTCCAGGCACCAACACCTTCATGTCCTATTCCCGCATGGACCCGTTTGCTACCATCATGGCAGGCATGGTGGACATGACTCGTTCACTGAATCGGGAAGGAGGAATGAACTCCAAAGTCGCCACAGATTTCCTTGTTCACACCAAGAACGCCATGAAGGACAAAACCTTCCTCCAGGGAGTTTCAAACATGATCAATGCGCTCGAAGATCCATCCCGCGTCATGGAACGGCTTTCCGCTGGCATCCTCACAGGATTTGTTCCTAACCTGATCCGCCAGCCCATCAGGGAATCAGACATGATGAAGCGGGATGTGAGCCCACGAGAAAGCGATGGTCTAGCCATGTCGATCGCCAAGCGAATTGGATACTCTATCGTCCCGGCATCCGCTCCGCTTAAGATCGACGTCTGGGGCCGAGAACTCCCCGCAAACCACGGTGAAATGATTGGCGGGCACCCGGTAGCCAATGCCATTTTCCGCACGCTTGATCCCACCAATTTGACAGTGGGAGCCAAAATCGACCCGCTGGACCTGTATATTTTCACATGGAACAACGAGGCCCAGGACACCGACAAGATCAGCATCACGCCGATTGAGGACTTCGTGACAGGCACGGTAAACGGCAAAAGCACCAAGTTTCCCCTCACGGTGGCAGAGCAGACAGAGGCCAATCGACGAGTGGGGAGGCAGGCGTATGAATTCCTCATGGCACAAGGACTTGACCATCGATCTACCAGCAAGCAGGGAGCGGAGCTCATTACCGATGCCTTCCGCTCGATGCAGCGCACCGAAAGGGAGCGGATCCGCAACGAGAAGATCAACGCAGGCCAGCCACCGCTGAAATAACCTTGCGTTCATGGCCTCGATGTTCTATCCGTCGGGGCATGAAAGTTGACTTCTTCCGCCCGCCAAGTGGTCCCGGCCTCTCTGGCTGCGAGTCAATTCCTGGATTTGGTTCTGAAAACTGCCCGTCGCGAACGCGATTTGAAACCTACGAGATCGAAGTAAAGGCAGACGACTGGAAAACGGCAGAAGACGGCCGTCTCTACTTTGTCAGCCCGGTTTCAGGATTCCGCGTTTACGCAAGACAGCCAAAGCAGACAGTGAAGTTCGCCGTGATTCCAAAGCCATGAAACGCCGCTCATTCCTCGCCACCATCGCAGGCATCATCGCCGCTCCGTTCGTCGCCAAAAAGGCGATAGCGGAGACTCCAGCAGCCAAGCCCTACACCGTCGCTGTTGATTTCGCGCGGGATTCTGTGCCGGATCGTCACAGCGTCACGCTGATGGAAGTAGGGTCGGATGGAGCGAAGCGGGTAATGAGCCACCGCAAAGGCATCTTTGATGAACAGAACGAAGCTCTCGATCTTTGGCATAACCGCGCCAAATGGGAGATCACCAGACAAGCCAAGTGGCAGTTCGGACCGGGATCAAGACCATCCTTCCCTCATCTTTCCGAAGTCACAAAATGGAAAGGACCAAAAGCATGAAACATCCTCTACCAACACCTTTTCAATCGCAGATTTTGGACATGATCGCCAAGGGTGGAAAGCTGTTGATTTTCCCCTCTCGCAAGCGTGGCATGAGTATCCTTTACCGCATGAGAATCTGCCAGGAAATCAAAGCCGGGAGATACATTCCCAAAGGACCAGCACAGTAAAGCCATGACCTACAAAATCGACCCGTCCAAGTTTCTCACTCAGGAAGAATTGGCTCTTGTTGAAAAAATCAGCAAGCAGTGTGACACCGCCGCCGAGCATTACCATGCCGAGTGCGAGCGCATCTTGTGCGAAAAGCTCACGGAGTTGATCGGCTACATGCCGGAAAGTGCGGAGATGAAAGAGCATGGCACTTGCGCGATTGGTCCAGACGGATCGCGGGTTTTCTCGTGGATGGGAACGCCGTTTCTCCAGATCGCGCCAATGTGGAATGGGTTCACACCCCAATCACCGATTTCCTGAGTCTTCTTCGATCCCTCCCGAAGCAATCTGCCACCATCTGCCGCGTCATTCCCATGTCGCGGATCATCACGCGCCAAACGTGTTTGCGGGCTTCATCGGCGGCGGGAAGCCTGATATGCGCTGTGATATAGACGCTCGGAACATCGTATTCCTTGGCGGTCTTAAAGACCAGTTCACGGCATTGCACCGCGAGTTCTCGTGTCATCCGCTGGCTGGGTGGTCGAGGCATGGGCTTTTCACTATATGAACTTCTGAGGATTGTAAAGCAGGCGTAACAACTCTCCCTCTGCGCCCGTTACGCTTGGGCAAAGCATCGGGAATGATGCCCGGCATGATTACGAACGTCGTCGCGCCAGAAGCTCCAGAAAAGAAAACCCGCAAGGGCATGAACCTTGCCAGCCAGCAAAGCGCCCTCTCCCGCCAACTCGGGGACATCGGCACGCAATGGCTGCTCAATCACATGACAGAACGATGGGGCCAGCTTCACGGCAACATGGGATCGTGGCGGGCCAAAATGGAGAAATGGGAGCGCATGAGCGAGGAGGATTACTCCGACCGGAAAGCGAGCCGCGACAAGGTGAACTCCTCATCCGTGCGTGACATCTTCCTCGACCAGAACGACACGCTTGGCACCTCTGGCGGGTTTGTGGACTTCCATGCCGCCCAGGCCCGCAACGACATTTTCGGCACCCGGCCATGGTTGGCTGCCGTTCCCGAAGGAAAGGATGACATCGACCTTGCGGAAATCATGTCGAAGCACGCGCAATGGAAGTTCAACCAAGGGGACTTGGAAGACGCGCTCATCGATGCCATCCGAATTTCTACCTGGGGCGGAACCGCATTTGTAAAACCCGTGTGGGAATCCGACATCGATGTTTTCACGCGCAAGGTGCCGGCCGCGTATTCTCTTGCCACCGGAGAGCCGATCATGAACGCCGCTGGCGAATACGTGCAGACTGCCGAGGAGCTCGCCGAGATGGGTGTCACCGAGGACCAGATGGAATGGAAAGAAGCCGAGATCGAGGAAACCCAAGTTATTTCCCAGAACGTCACCGCCTCCTGCCTCGATTGGAAGGACATTGCCTTCGAGACCACCGCCAAGGCGCTCGACCTCAAACATACCGACGTGTTTTGCCGGTTCCGCATGGGACTGCTCGACGTGATGGAGCGCTACCAGATTGCGGAAGAGCATCGAAACGACCTGCTTGGAGCCGTGCTTGGATACAGCGAGGAAGCTCGCTCCCACCGCGACGAGTCCGACCCTGCCACCACTTGGGCCGTCCATGAGATGAACGCCAATCCGCTCGTGACGCTCGTTGAAGCCTTTGTCCGGTGCGATCCTACCGGGAGCGGCAGACCTCAGCGGATTCACGCCATTTTCTCCCCCGACATGAACATCCTGTTTGCCGTCGATTCCCTCTCGAACATCACCCCTGGCGGTGTGCTTCCCATCTTTCCGGTCCGAATCAACAAGCTGCCCGGGCGGATTTTCGGCAAAGGCTACTTCGAGAAATACGAGAACGCCAACAACGCGATCGACAGGCAATACAACTGCATCACCTACCGCAACCGCACCGGGGCCCACATTCACACCGCGTTTCAACCGGACGCCCTGCGCGACGGTGGCGAGAACCGCGAAGTATTGCTGGATCCAAACAATCCCTACGTGCTTGCCGAGGGGAAAACGATTGACGACCTAATCGCCTTCAAGGTCGCGCCCGAGAACAACGCCACGGCGAACAACCTGCTGAATCAAGTCATGCAGATGAACCAGATGCGAAGCGGCATCACCTCGGCAGCTCAAGGCGAGCTGAAGGGAGTTCCATCGGCATCGACGGCCACCGGCACCCGTGATTTGCAAAGCCGCGGCGCTGTCATCATCAAGGACCCCATCGACACCCAGACCAACGACATCCGCCGCATCGCAGAATACGCCGTGATCGTGCTTTACGCAAATCAGGACAAAGACGAGACGTTTACATGGTCTGAGGGGACGGCCCAAAAGCTCCTCACGATCAAAGCTGGCGACGTCCAAGGCATCCGGGCAAACGTTTCGCTCACGCTGGTTCAGGCTCAGAATCAGGCGAAGCTGCAATCCGCGATGACGGCAATCGACGTGGTGACCAAGTATTTTGGCATCATGGAGGCCGACAAGCAGGCCGCTCGCCCCGCATTTGTGCAGGCGCTTTCCTCGGTCGGGTTTAATAATGCTGACGACATCATTCGCAAGGCCACCGTTGATCCCGAGGGCATCCTCGCCCTGTGCCCGCCGGAAATCGCGCCACTGGTGCAGCAAGCCTTCGTGGAAGCCGGACTGATCGCCGATCCCGCCGCGCCAGCCTCCCCCGCAGAAGAGCCCCCTGCGCCCGTATAAAAGCCAGACCACTTGTGCCAGTCTCCGCGCATGAGCGAATCAAACGGCTTACACAAATTCCCGCTTCCTTCACCAGCGGTTGCAGGAAACAACAACGTCGTTCCCGCTGGATTCGACCACGAAACGATTGCCAAAGCATACCGGCCAAAAGGCGCACCTTCGAATGAGGTCGATTGCGCAACATCTGCCCGGTTTGCTCATCGCATGATAAATGCCGCTGGCGAATCCAAATCAGTCGAGGAATTGGGTTCAACCGAAACCACCGCCTCCATCATCGAGAAGCTTGGTGGGGCGGCGGGAGATCCTGAACGGATTGGGACGGAGTATTTTCCTGATATTGTCGAGGTGGATGGGGTGACGCTAAGTAACTCAAGCGCGGTGGAGTTGCCCGCTGGAACTCTCGGGTTGAACGCCCAGGGAGCATTGGTTGTTCACGACGGGCAGACGACTGGTGGTCGAGATGTTGCCGGGATGCGGATGCAGGGAAGTCTCAACCATATAGTGTCGGACAGTATCGCGGCGGACCAAATCCTTGAAATTGCCAGCGTGGTGATTCCTGTTGGGACTTTTAATTCCACAGCTCGTCCACTCGGAATTGTTGGGAGTGTTTTTGTGCGTTCCTCGTTGAGTGGATACGAACCAGCAGGGAATCCGTCGTTGATTTTCTATTTAGCTGACGCGGCGGGTGCGCGTAATCCGCTTGCCGAGCCTGACGACGGATTCAGGGTAACCCTTTCGATAGCGGCGACACCAGCTCAACTTACAATTATGGAAATGTGTGAAACCCTCGTCGTCAATAACCTATCTAACCTGCTAAATATAAATCTTACAAATATCGTTGGAGCAATCAGACGGCGGACATTGGCAGCAGGGGTCGCAACCGTGACGGAAACTAATTTATCCACCTCTGGACTTGTAGGCGAAAGAAACATTCCCTACGGCGGAGCGGGACAGTTCGCATTCCTTAAAATCGGTCTGTTTTTGCCAGCGGACGCTGCCACCGCTAACGCTTCAGGGGCAATCATTGCCACGTGTGACTTGAGGATTATAATCTAAGAAAAAAAATGAGGTTCCAGCAACGCTTACCAATGCAATTAAATCCGATTGTGGCGATAAATGCCGTTCCTAGTGGGACGCCTGGATCTTCCGTGGTTGGAACTCGTTACACGCTTAACACTCTAACTGTTACTTTGGATGCAGCTTTCAACAACTGGATGTTTAACCTTCGCGATCCGCTTGCCAATGAAAGCATAACCGTGGAAAACCTAACACCAGAAGTTTGCAGTATAGCAAACTGGCCACTTGTGGAGCGTGTCACCAGCGGGCTAGCGCGTGTGCGGCTCGCTTACCGCGAAATCAGGGCCACTCGGACGCTTGACATGCGCACGTTGACAGGCGGCTTGGTCACTTACTCCATCACAGGGTTTCAATCAGCAACGCTCGGGGACTACACAATGGACATTCTTAATCCGCTTTTAGCCGAGGGCGGTGATCTTAATCTGCTTTCAGGCGGCGTGGAGACGGGGGGGAATTGGGATTTTGGAGCGGCCACTTACAACCCTGCTTGTTGGGCTAGTATGTTTAACTTCACGGGGGTTGCTCACAGGAACTCCCGCTGGAACACGCCACATTTCGCAGGCACTGCCATTACGGATCGGCATGTCTTGATGGTGTCTCATTACCTCCCACCTGTGGGGACAGTTCTCACGTTCATTGCCGCTGACGGGGCAAAAGTCACGCGGACAATTTTGGGTTACAATTCAGGGAATACGTTTAACGGGCGCATCAACACAAACCCTGTTGTTGGGGATCTCGCTGTCGCAGTGCTGTCCAGCGGAAATCTTTCGGCGGCAGGGATTGCGGTGTATCCCGTGGTAGGCCCTTGGTTGCTGCCTAATGCGACGGTCACAACGACAAACGACGCTGTGGTTGCTGGGTGGGTGGGGTTGAAGCTAAATCAGGACCGACAAGTATTATTGGCAGGTGATGTTGACACGGTGCCTGTTCTTAAAAGCCCTCAAACAGCGATTTACGAAGGATCGACATTGACTGTAGCAAATAGCTCGGTTGGAACAGATTTTGGGCCAAACATGAACGATGTTGCCTTCCTCGCGGGGTATTCCGCTTTTTACTCGCAGAGTATCGTCGGGGACTCTGGCACTCCAAGGTTTTTCCCGAAAGCGGACGGTTCGTTGATTTTGGTTGGGTGCGTAACAGGCTCGAACGGAGGCGCTAATTTCCCGTCAGCAAATGTCCTAAACGCTCTCATCGCCTCCGCCGATGCTTCCGCAGGAATCAGCACCGGACTCACCGTTACCGTCGCCCCCGATCCAACACTTTAATTCTATCCCCACCTTACCCTGATGTCACAGCTAGTCCAGCACACTATCTCTGCCGCTGCCGTCCCACTAACCGCCGTCGCCAGCTCGAAGGCGATGACCTATATCGCAGATGCCACAAACGCCTTGCCCGCATGGGTGACGCCGTTTGTTGGTCCGGTGGGAGCATTAGTGGGGACACTCATCGCGATCAAATGGTTGCTCGCCCGACTCGACAAAGCCGAAAAAAAGGCAGACGCGAGAGAGTTGGAGCGGGATAAAAACATGACATTGCTTGCGACTCTAACGGTTCAAAGCCAAACCATTATCGAGCAAAACAGCCAGGTCTTGGAGGACGTTAAAAAAGCGATACAAAGCAAATGACCCTTTCACCCATACACCTCGGAGACGGAGCCATGGAGACGGATCAATGGCCGTTAGTCCTCACCCGTCTCCTTGCGCTCGATCTGGACCGTGACTTCGGCGGTGTGTGGCATTGCTACTCGGGGAGGCACCTTCTGGGCGTGCTGGCCAACCGGCAAATCATCATTTTTCCCGGCTACGCTGGCGATGGATATTCTCCGGTGATTCGCTTCCTCGGTCGATGGCGGCGGCTGACTCCCACACCTGAATGCGGATTTGCTCCCGCCGTGGGTCATGATTTCACCCGCCAATTTTACCACGTCGATGGATGTCCATGGGATCGCCGCGACACGGACAACTGGTTTTACAACTGGCTGCACGCAGGCGGTGAGCCTCGCACTGGGATCTTCCATCGGGCCGTAGCAGGCCCCATCGGCACCGCCTACATCTGGTTGACCCGAAAAACTGATCCGACTCTCAGAATTGAAAAGCTATGACACGAAACGAAATCATCGCCATGCAGACAAAGATCGGCGCCACGCCGGATGGTGTGTGGGGACCGAAATCACGCGCAGCATGTCAGATGCATCTCCGCGCACTTATGCCTAGTCCTAACCCGTGGCCAGCCGACAACACGGCGGCGATCAAAAAATTCTTCGGGCGTGCTGGCGACGTTTCTAACTTAGTCTCTTTCGAGTTTCCATTTCCGATGTTTTACGCGGGAAAAAGGGTGCTTCGTTCACGATGCCATCACCTAGTTAAGGACTCACTCTTGCGAATTCTCGGTGAGATCGGCACCCGCTGGATCAACCATCGCGGCATATTGGAGGAGGCTGAGGACTACGGCGGGATTTACAATTTCCGGCAGATGCGCGGGGGACTGTCATTGTCTCGTCACTCATGGGGTATTGCGATAGACCTCGATCCCGACGACAACGGCAACCGCACGCCATGGCCGCAAAAGGCGGACATGCCGCTGGAAATCATGGAGGCATTCGCCCGCGAAGGATGGATGTCAGCGGGCGCGTTCTGGGGGCGCGATAGCATGCACTTCCAAGCGACTCGGTAAGCGTCATCTAACGCCCGGCCCGATTCGTTGACCTGCGCCCGTTTTCAAACGGGAATTTCGGGGCATGATTGCCACCGATGACTACCCCAGAACCAACTCTGAGCGAACAGCCGGAGATTGAATCCGCCGCAACCGTTACGCCTGAGAGCGAACAGCCTCAGAACGCAGCCACCATCAATGACCTCTCCGAAGAACAGCTCTTAGAGCTTGCCACCGGAGACTTTCCGGAACCCACCGTAGCAAACGAGCCACCGCCAACTCAGAGCGCACAGCCTGACGGCGAGCAAACACCTGCTGCCAATGGTAACGAAAAGATCAAAGGCCGGATCTCGCAGCGATTTTTGCCGCCTGACCAGCAACTGGAAAACGCCCAAGCCTACGAACTTGTTCGCAGCAAACAAGCCACCGACCTCCTCGATGCGTTACAGCAGATCAGGGGAATCGCAAAGCTTCCCGCTGCCAGCCAGCCACCGGACGCAGAAGCCACGCCAGAAGCGCCCGCAGCACAAGAGCCGCCCGCAGCATCCCAGCCACCCGCCTCCAACACCGTCACGGAACTTGAAGAACAGCTCTCCGACCTCCGCGCCCAGCGCGAAGAAGCCGAAGCCAACTACGAGGACCCGAGAGAAAAGGCCCGCATCCAGAACCAGATTGAGGATACTATCCGCAAGATCGCCCGCGCCGAAGCTGAAGCCGAAAGGCAGCAAGCCGCCGCCGGGTCTTACTCAGCGGATTACGACGCCGCAGTCGATGAATTGGAAGCCTCCTACCCCGACGCATTGGATGAGAACAGCACGTTCTACGGACTCCTCGATGACAAGATCGTTGCCGCTCAGGCCCGCAAGGACCCGGCGCTCCAAGATCCCCGATTCATCCTCAAGTTCGCCGCGGAAATCCACGATCTGATCGCCCCCAAAGTTCCCGGAAGACCAGCACCCGCCCCTACCGTCAAGGCCCAGCGCCCGACGGGAGCCGCAGTTGCACCAGGTCATTCACAAGCCCCGCGCCCATCGGCGGATCAAATCAAGGCAGCTATCGACGCCGCATCTCCAGAAGCACTCCTCGCCGCGCTCTCCAGCTAGAGCCGGAATTCCGAGGTGTCACTGGTCGGCAAAACCACTCCCTAGAAAGACACCACTTCAATGCCTGCTAACTACAACGGAACTCCTGCTGCCCGCGATGTCGTCGAGCTTCTTGCCGTCTCGCCAAACAGCCGTCAGGACGCAATCACCGCTTACTTCCACAAGGCTTCCGCGCAACACAACGCGCTGATGTCCTTCACCTCCACGTTCGACCCTAACCAACAAAACGGCGGCATCACCTCCATTTTCGCGGAAAAGACCGAGCTTTCCGCTGGAGGCAAGTCCAAGGTCCACTTCAACACCATCGGTATGCCAGCCGGTCCCGGTGCGGTCGGTGCCGGAGTCCTCACGGGCAATGAGTCCCGCAGCTCCATCAACACCTACTTTGCAACCGTCGATTGGGTTCGTGACGCAATCGTTCTCACCGAGGATGAAATCAACATGATCGAAGCCGGTCGCAACATGAAGGCCACCCTCATGCAGCTTCTCGCGAAGAAGATGGGTCTCACGAAGCAAAATCACATGCTCCAGCGCCTCAAGGTCTCTGCCGTGGCCGCCAACACCTACCGGGTTGGCAACCGCGCCAGCACCAATGCATTGACCGCTGCCGATACGCTTTCGCTCGACGTGAGCAACATCACCCGCAGTATGCTCAACACGCTCGGTGCCACTCCGCTCAAGCAGAACAAGAGCAAGACTGGTTGCCCGGTGAACAAATTCATGATGTTTGCCACTGACGTTTCCATGTTGCCAATCCGCAACAGCTCGCTGTTTTCCACGGCGGCCAATGCGGATGTTCGCGGTGACGAAAACGCAAACTTCACCGGAGAAATCCTCAACTGGCAAGGTAACGCCTTCTACGAATTCCCGCAGTCCGACATGGCGTGGGATGACTACAAGGGCGGTCCCCTGCTCGGTAAAGCCAAGGTTGCGGTTGAGGCCAAGCCCACCACCGTCAATCCGACGCTGGTCGTGAACCCCGACAACACGAAGAGCCTCTACTTCCAGTGGTTTGACGGGTATCGCTACCCGTTCAGCCGCCAAGAAGCATTGCCGAACTTGAGCGGAAACGAATACTACTTCTGGGCGTGCAACCCAGACGGTTCGCGAGTGTTTGGGGCCTACGCCGGAAACCACGACGGGAACAAGATCGCCATCACCAAAATCCTCAGCCCTGCGCAAACAGGGACGACGATCGATCAGGCGACTGTCGGCAACCTCAACATCGGCGGATCCGCTGCGTTTGCATCTGGAACCACCGGAGTCTTCGTCCCAGGCGGCACCACCGCATCTGGTCGCCGTCCGCTGCCACTCACTGGCGTGAATGGCTCGTGGGTTTACACCGACACCATTGCCCCCGGCGCGATCATCCTGGCCGCAAACGCCAACGGTGCGATCATCGGTCGCTCGTTCACCTTTGCCGCCATGGCCGGGTGCTTCGCCCACGGGTCTGTCAAGATGGCTGAAATCGGCCAGAACTTTGACTATGACTTCGTGATGGGCAACGGCTACAAGATGATCTTCGGAACCGGAGTTGCTCTGGATCCGCAGGGCATCCCGAACGGCTACATCCTCATCGAGCACGCCATCGACATTGTTGGCTACTCGGTGCCAATCGCTGGCGCAGTCGCGTAAGCGGCCCCCCCACACCCTGAGCGGGGCGGCGATCATCCGCCGCCCCGCTTTTTCTTTTCCATCACCACCACCATGAACCTACCACCCGTCCTCTCGAAAACCGTCATCGACGAAATCAAATCACCCGCCGACACCCACGCTGTCCGGGTCATCCTCCACGATGTTCATTCCTCGGTGCCTTACCGCCTAGCGTGCAACCTCCGCCAATACGTTTTTGACAAGTGCGGGGTGGCAGGCCGTCACATTCTCGACATCCCCGTTTCCCTTTGGATGGCCGGCGCGGAAACAGCGCCATTCCGTGACAACACCTCCATCTCCGAAGACTTCCGCACTGCCAAGCATTGCCCACACTCCATCCAGATTGTGCAGATCGGCGCTTCCGCCCCGTCCGCTGACTTCCTTGGCCCGCTTCGAGAACTTCTCGGCACCCTGGGCGCACCTTCCTGCGTCAATCACGCCCTTGACCTCATCGCCGCCCAAGATCACGGCGCGCTTGTTGCCATGGTCGCACAATTTGCCGCGCAACACCGGGCAAGCAGCGAACCGCCAGCGGAAGTCGCAACCGCTGAGGTTGAACAGCCACAGGCCGAGGCCACCGAGCAGCCCGTCGAGACACCACCCCGAGCAGAATCTGCCGCTGCCCGCCGGATGCGCGAAAAGCGCGCGCGGGACAAGGCGGCCAAACTTCAACCCGCGTAAATCATGATCCTTGGAACTAAAATTATTGAAGCCATCATCTCGCAACCGATGATGATGATGGAATGCCAGCAGCAACGGGACGCCGGATGTATTGCCATCTGGAACGGCAACGCCGATGAGCAAATTGAAGCGATCATCGACGAGCATTTTTGCAATCAAAAGCCCGTATCACAAACCATAGGGCTGACATTTGGCCAAGCGCTTGATGCTGCCAAACCCAGTGACTTTTCATCTGGAAAACGTATTTCCCGTGAAGGATGGAACGGCAAAGGTATGTGGGTTTGCTATGGTCAAGGACACCCGGCGCTTGAAGCTGAAAAGTTTTGGAACCCTCACACACGCCAGTTTGCGGAAGAGAACGGCGGCACAGCGGAAGTGCTTCCTTATCTCATTTTCAAGACTGCCGACAACAAAATATTAATGGGCTGGCTCGCATCGCAAACCGACATGCTTGCCTCCGATTGGTGCATCCTCGACTAACTCCATGAACATCACCGAAGCCGCCGCTCGCCTGCTTTCGAACTTCTCGCCCGAGGAGCGCGCTATCCCCGATGCTGTCACCTATCCGGGCCGGAATGCTGCGGTGCAAAGCGCGCTGAACAGCGCGTTGCAAGACCTGTTCACCAAGGGCAAGCCATGGGTGCGAACGGACAAGCGCGGCGCGGTTTTAAATGCGCCAACCAACGTCACCATCGCGGTCACCAACGGCAGCACCGCAGGAACGATCACCGGCTGGGCATCGTGGATGGCTGGATGCTCGATCGTCATTGATGGCGCGGAGGTGGATAACGAGATCCGCAACGCTTCCGCCTCTGCCATTCTCCGCTACCCGTATTCCGGCACCACCGGCACCAAGACGGCCATCGTTTACCATGACTCGATCACCATGGGAACCGACGTGCTGGAGTTGCACGCAGAAGTCAAAGTGGACAATCGCACCGTCCACCTGATGAGCGGCCCGAAAGCATTTTCCAGCATCGGTGCTACCGAAGATTTCGGCTTCCCGCAAACCGTCGAGGACGCTCGGATTGGCGTCACCGTCGGTTTACCCATCGGCTACGAGGTGGAAACCTGGTCACCGGACAGCACCACCGCACCAGTCACCCGCGTGAGACTCTACCCAGCGCCCGCTCAGGCCGGAGTTATGAGTTACAGCGCGATGCTCCTGCCCCCGATCATCAGCGACATTGCCAGCACGGACAGCCTGCCGATTCCCTACCAGTTCATGGAGTCGATCTTCCTCCCCATCGCCACCAAGAAACTCCGCACCTGCCCCTTCTGGAGAGCTGCCACATCCGACCAGCAAATCGAGGCCGATTACGCCAACGCCATTCAAAACCTCAACGAAAGCGAGCCAACCATGATCCAGCGCCCGCGATTCATCACCCGAGGATAATTCCCCATGAGTTCCGACGCCTTCAGCCCGATCACCACCTCCCGGACGCTCGAAACGCCGAAGGGGCACCGCATCTATACCACGACTCGGGATGTCGCATCAGAATACCCACTGCCAGCCATTGGATCGTTACTTTCCGAAACCAACTTCATCGCGGGATTTTCCGGCCATTACGTGTTGGACGTGAATGACAGCCCCAAAGGCAACGGCAAGCGCGTCACTGTTACTCACGGCAGTTTTCCGGGGGGAGTATTCACGGAATACGAAAGCCTCGCCTACACCTTCCCCCCGATTTATCCGTTGAGTGGATCGGGGTTTTTCCCGGGCGGATCCAGAGCTCGCAGCCGCGTTGTTCCCGCGCGAGTGACTTACGAATACAGGCTAGCACCAGGGAACTGGTTGAGCGCGCCCACGATCTGGAACTTCACCGATGTTTTGACCGGCCCTTTTGAAGTGCAATCCTTCATTGCCGAAGCTGCCGGCCAAAATTTCTCAGAGGATGATGGCGCCAGCGGGCGCGTCGGAGACTTCTTGAACCCGGCATTCATCATGGTGGATACCGTCAACAATCCAATTACCATCAACTCGCCGGGGTCACTTTTCTACGTTGTTCCGGCATCCGCCCCAAACGCAACCACCTATGCGTCATGGGTCGCAGCAGGCACTGAGCTCATGGCATCGAGAACCATTCACAAGTGGTATTGTGGCTACATGCGCCGCACGTCCTATGTCAGAGCACAGTAAATATGTCTTCAGAGCTGCACAGATTCGGGTTTTACGGTGACGGCGACGAGGATCGTTGGAAAGCCGCTGTTGAGAATTTGCTTCGAGCGCTGATTACCAATCCTCACCTGCGCATCGGAGATCAAAATTCACAAATCGAGTTTCCTTCACAAGCCGCGCCATCGTCACCAAAAGAAAATGCCGCAGGATCGGCACCTAGCGCTTTTTTTCGCGTTTTTGTCGATGAGGACAAGCGCAAGCTGCAAGGCGGGCAGGTGAGCGGTGGCACAGGAAACATTGCGGTGCCGGACATCGATCTTGCGACGGTAGGCAGTGAGCCTGCGGACGGGACATTGCGCTGGCTTCGGATTACTTTTAACGGGTCGGCCACGGATGGCTGGTTGAACGCTGGCGGGAACGTGACAGCAGTCACCCCACAAAGCGGAACCAGCCTGCCAGCAAACACGTTGCCCACTGCGGCGAGCCCTTCAGGCAAACACTACCACCTCCTTCTTGGAAGCTGGTCTGGTGACGTTTTCCTTCCATCGCAGCCAGGCAACATTGCGGTCGGTTTTTGCAGTGATTACACCATTTCACGAGGATGAGCATTAACTTCAGGCGGGTGAGCGTGGCGGACTACAATCGGGAGCGGCCCTGTTGCTGTCCGCAGCCGAATTGTATAGCTCCAGGGTTAGAGACACAGTTTCGGGACGCGGCAGTCGCTTTGCCAGGCTTTGGCTACTTCCGAACGCCAGACCCGCTGCCTCCCGTGGATGCTCTGGTCCCTGTTTTTCGGACGTTGACCGAGACCACGACCAGCGGACAAAACAGCACCATCACCTCCTCATCTCGCTACCGGTCCGATGGCGAGACGCAAGGCACTGCGAGCCTGTCCATTTCGCAGGTATGGACGGCGACCGCACAGCGCACGGTGGAATGGGGCAAGCTGCGTCACGAGTGGCCTGCCAGCGATCCAGTGGGGCTTTACGGATCATGCCCACCGCTCTCCGGCGTGGCATCACCCGCAAAACCCAGTGCACTCAGTGCGGTGGAAGGACTGGGAGCAGGTGTGGAAGCCAGAGAAGGACTCACCGGATGGATTCTTTCTTGGGCGGACGTCCGCCCGCTAGACCCGACGTTCGAGGCCAGCGAAGACGACCCAGGGCCGCGCTACCTTGGAGGCTACGTGATAGATGGCGACGCGCTCGGTGGAACCTTTTTGACCGCTACGAGCGTCCAGATTTTTCTGGCACCGGACGACAACTCATGCAGGCAATTTTCAGTAGCTAGTGATGCAGGCTGGAGTGCTCCATTCTATTTCCACGGGGGATCAAATTCATGCTGTCCCACTGTCGATCCAAACCTCTCGAATGGCTCATTTCCGGATTGGAGCCCATGGTATTCCAGCGATGGTCTAGCACACATCGACGGGTCCACATTCGTTTACGAAATGTCCCACGGTGAAGAATCGGATTCGGCATCGGGCAAAATGGCGTGCGATGATTTCCCGGCGGTCGTCGGCGGGCTGGTTTTAGGGCAGACGGATGGCCCGTGGATCACCACCTCGGTGGATAAACTCACGGAAGATGGATGGGACATGGTATCGGTGTGGCCGCATGACGCAGAAGAAGTAACCGACGTGGAGGCAGAGGATGTCGAGATGGAGGACGTGTCCGCCACCGACGTGGTGATGGGGGCGGGCGGTGAAATTGTCTCAGCGGCATTGACGACTGGCAGCCTGAGAACCGGAAATTTGGTCACAGGCTCGCTTGGTCCCGCAAAAACATTATCTGGTGGCCGCCTGAGAATGGGGACATTGAGCGGCGGAGGCCTGAGCGGTGGCACGTTGTCTGGGGGGACTTTAAGCGGTGGCACGTTATCCGGCGGCAAGATCTCTGGCACCACAGCCAGCGGATCCACGGCTGAAAACGTATCGCTGGACGGCACGACCGAAGAGACCGAAGGGACACCCGAGGAGGAGGAGACCAGTCCCGGCTGGTATGCATCAGGCTCCTCAGTCTCAAAACGCCAAACGCAAGGTTTCCGCCGGACGCTGGGGCACGACATGAATCAAGGTCTCGCTCGGCTCGGCTCGGAGTTCAGCCGAGCTCAAGCAATAGCATCCGGCTACGGTGCGTTAGAGCGGTGGGGCAAAACTTACGCGATGCCAGGTGCCACGGTGCCCGGTGCGTTTGCAAAAGGCACATTTCCAGTATGGGGAGCGTCGGGCGTGGCAATTACCATGCTTTTCCGTCAAATGAGGTATCGGTGGAGCGTTTCGACAGAGATTCCTGGCCTATACAAAATCGTTTGGAGCATCGGGGAGTTCTCGGAACAGCACTTGGCGTGGCGTTCGGCATACCACGCTTGGGCGGTCGCAAAATACGACTTCTTGCACCAGCCTGCCGGAGGCGAACCATTGCCAGACCCCGGCGCGGCACCAGCAGCTCCAGGGGGAGGATTTGCACCCGTCGTCGTGACAGCCGATCTCGAATGGGAATGGACACCCGCCCAAGGCGAGCGCGGTCCGGAGTCGGTAGGTGTCTGCGATCCGACTTACGCTGCCCGCGTCCCACAGCCACCCGTGTTACCGGACGATCCGACACCCGAAGAGTCGGAGGCATACGCCGAGGCCCTCGAAGCATACAACGAAGCCCTCGAAGCACGGCGGGAGGCGTCCACGCGGCAGAGTGCTTGGTATGCGGTGACGCCGGGAGGATTTTTCCGGGATGTCATTTACCCACCGCTTCCCGCGCCTCTTCCGACCGACCCGCCGCCGACCAGCGCCCAAGTGGCGATTCATGCGCGGCAGACCGCAGCGCACACGGCTTTGAAAGCCGAGCACGACGCGATTCCACGGAGGTTCCGGCAAGTGTGCGACGTGCGTTATGTTTGCAATCCGAACGGCCCCGCTGGCGAGATCGTCACCTACGATCTGGGATTTCCTCAAACTGAGATCCCGCCGCTTGACCCGGCAAACGAAAATCCAAGACTCTGGACAGCATGGTGGACGTGATCGATATCAGGTATTTCAAGGACGGCGAGGCGCGGATCCTAAAGCTCGACCGCTATCGGAATTTCATTTCCGACGAGGTGGATGGCGGATTTGCAGTGCCGCTGCCTGCCGTGATCCCCGAACAGGCCACCCGCGCGGCAAGAGTCATCGTTCGTCCCGTTGGTTCATCCGTGATTGGCGTAACGTTCGAGGGAATCAGGAAGATCGCTGATTGCCCTAACTGCCCGAAACCTTAAGCTTCTGAGCGTTTGCCAAGCTTTGTTGATCGTGGATGTGCGAGTAAGTCGCCAGCAACAATTTCCCGCCGTCCTTGTGGCCGATCCACTTTGCCACCGTCGGGATGTCCACCCCGCAACCAATCGCGTATGATGCGAAGAAGTGCCGTAGATCGTGGATACGGACATGAG